CTACCTGTGTAATTTCGCCTGGCACAGGGACACCATTTGGCCCTTTGAGTCCTACTGTCATTCCTTGCTCAATAGGTGCTCCCGGACCATTCCACATAACTTGTGCCTTCGACGGTGCTGTCTGCGGGCCTTGGGTTGTTGCGGTCGGGCTTGTTGTGCCTGACGGTGCAGCTGATCCTGACGACGGGCCAATTGACTGACCGGACGGTGGCACAATGTTTGCGCCTGCCTCAAGCAATGAATGATATTGACTGAAAGACATTTTAGCAATTTCCTGCCTGGATTCCTGTATGGTTATACCTTTTAGGTTAGCGAGTTTCTGAATAGCATCTTCGTAAATAAGATCTAATATTTTAGGATTATGTCTAAGCATTATATGGACTCCATTCGGGTAAAGGCAATGTTTTTGGCCCAGCCAGTTGGGCTACCTGTGACGGTTGTTACTCTTACACCACTCGGCAAAATTACTCCATCAAGGTCATCAACTAGTAATCCGACAGGACCCGGCGAACCATAGGGAGTAAAATTATAAAATTGGACGCCGCGCTCTACAGCAAACTTCCACACATAGCCTTCACCTGCTAGTTCTAAGGTATAATCCTGCAACTGGAATACAGCCTGCGGATCAGATAAAACAACAGGCATGGCCCGTAAACCAATGCTCATTAATAATACTTCAAAGTTTTTCTGACTTTCGTCTAGAGGTTGCCCTGTAACCTGAATGTTTAGTAATCGAGTAAGTTCTTGGGATGTCGGCGGATTTGGGTTCGGGTCTGTGAATGCACCCGGCGATGCTGCATAGCAGACATAATACGCAAGGTCGGCTGTAAGATTTTGCATCGCTGTAGCCGAACCGTGAATTTTTTGTACCATTATATGTCCTTATCCTCTATTTAGCAAGGTTATGTTAGTTGGCAGATCCAATCTGAAGTGCCCAGGTCGATACGCCATCAAAAATTAATATGATTTCCTGTGTTGCATCAAATTCAACCGATGTTGTTGATCCTAAATCTGTTGCTATTATATCAGCACCCTGGGTGTTGACAAGCAGAGAGATCGGTATTGCACTGTTGGCCGGCTTCGTAATAATAACCGATGTACCTGCAGCGCGACCGGAACCAGTACCTAACGGTAATGTAACAAAAGACAACGGCGTCGGTAAACTTGTATATGGCCCTGTAACAAAATATCTGGTACTAAAATCTAATGTGGTACCGGTCGGTACCGGGGTGTAGTCAACGCCTGCTGTAGAATTTATTGTAACAGATTTCGATAACGAATTGGTAGTTATGATAACATTACTACCCGGTATAAATGTTAATGTATCATTCCCGACTGCTGTAATAGATGACTGTGTCGGTACCGCAATTGTGGAAAATGTATTCCCGCTGCCGCCACCGGAAGGTGTGAAAATTAGTCCTGTTGCAGTAGGATTAACAGTAACAACATAACCTGCTGATCCTGCATATGTTGACGGGGTGTCTGATAAACTCAAAAAACTTGTATCAGCGGGATCGCAGCACCAAATATAAGGAACTTCCTTTACGGTTAATACAGAGCAGTCTATATGGTCGACGCCGACATCAGTCCCTAATGACTGAATCATTATCTGAAGTGACGCTGCTGTCCATATAGATCGGTTGGATTCAAGCGCAAACGATAGATTCAAAGAATTCGGATTCATGATATCTATGTATGCTCCGGATTCTATTCTATTAAATATAATTTCAGCGCAGGAAAATGGCACTGGCTGGCCGAAGCTATTAATTGCCCCGCTGAAATCGGCACCACATACAACATAGTGTGCAAGAGAGCCTGTTAGCGTCTGATCGTTAAAGACGCCGCCGGTTGTGCGAATGGGCATGGGTAATCCTCGAGTATTTTACATATTTATCAAGAAATGTAGATTGTGTGGCCAAAAGAAAGCACCACGAATGGTGCTACCTTATTTTAGTGTTTTAAGCTAGTTTAAATGGCACTTCAACAATTGTTACACCGGCAAATGATGCGAGTGCTGTCACAGGTACATTTGCTGGTGTATCGGGTGCACCAGCAGTAATATACACTGTTGCACTCGGCAATGCTCTAACAGCAGCCTGCATCTGTGGTGCGGCAGCGGTAAGATCTTCTGGCATATTAGCGGGCGGTGTGCTATAATTCGGGGTGTCGGAGCCCCAACCAAATGCAGATGCCGAACATGCAAAATGTATTTCTGTTGTGGCACCATAAAGGGCAGGCTGGCATGAAATAATCGTAACGTCGCACTGTTTTGTTAATTCAGCAAATGCCAGTGCTGCTGCACTATTTGGAACTGGCTTATTGTTGCCAACTGCAAAATACGATGTAGCTGTAACGGCTCCGCCCGATACCGATACTGGTAAATTTACAGAGCCATTTGAAACTGTCCACGCAAACGGACCTGTCATTTTAAAATATCTTAGGCTACCCGTCAATGTTTGACTATTGATGATTCCGCCATTTACTCGTGTTGTCATTTCTGTAATCTCCTACAATTGTACTTATTTATCACAATACAAAGTTTTAGCCATAAGAAAAGGGCCGAAGCCCTTTTCTACTAAACCTAATACCGAGATTAGATAGAAGCTGGATAGAAACCAGGTGTGCCTGTTGGGCTGTTCATTGGGAAAGCACCGGATGTTGCACCTGGGCCAGAAACCAATGTACCGTTTGCGCCTGTTCCGAGTGGAAGATCGCCGAACTGAGCGTAGTTCATATTAAATGTGAACGAGCCGCCAACTACACCAACTACTGTGCCTACTGCTGCGAAACCTGCACCTGCTGCACCTGCTGTTGTAACAACTGCCTGAGCACCAAGAACCGGGATTGCTGTAGCAATAACACCGTCTGTCAATGGAGCAAACCAGCCTTCAGCATTACCTAACATAACGTCAACAGTAAATGCAACTGGATCGTACACAGAAATTGCAAGAACAGTGGACTTTGTTTCGAGGATCTTAAGAGCCTGGACCATTGCACTTTCTACAACACCGAATGCTGAACCACCAACTGTACCAGCAGAAACAGGTGTTGCTGTTCCAAGAAGAACCATATCGGCCGCAGGAACTACTGCGATATCTGCACTGAATGTTAACTTAACGAATGCTACTTTTCTTTCTACCCATACGCCTGGGTACGCTGCGCCATGCACTTTTGTCGTCATAATAATAATCCTTATAAAATTGCGCAGATAAATATCTGCATAACTTTATTTATCATTATGACTAAAATTCGCGGCATATATTCTATATTACATACCGAAAGCGGAAAAGTGTATATAGGTAGCAGTAAGAATACTAAAAGACGCATTGGGGCACACAAAACCGATCTTAAATACAGCAAACACCCTAATCATGCATTGCAGAATTATTACAACAAATACGGATTAAATGCATTCGAATTTACTATCATATTTACTGCATTCGACAATACAGATCTTATAGCGATCGAGAATGATATAATCTCACAGGTTAACAATACAGAATTATTTGCTACATTAGATAGAACTAAGTTATTTAACACACAATGGGCAAACAAAACCGGTTGTGTAGATCCGTCAAAGATTAAAAGAGGTATAGATCATCACTCATACGGAATTGTGGGACCTAATAAAGGCAGGATCTTTTCCGATGATATTAGGAAAAATATGTCAGAAGGCCAAAAAGGTAAGAAATTTATAAATAGGCAGGCAATAACACAGGCACACAAAGACAACATTTCAGCAGGTAAATGTGGTAAACCCTGGACACAAGCACGCAGGGATGCACAAAAGACTAAGGATTAAAATATTGTTCTATTTCGGGCGGATACGTGAAGTATAATGCATCATCTTTTTCGTTGAAACTTTCAGCTATTCTCTTGTATATAGTATCCTGCATAGCAGTCGGGTAATTGCGTTTTATAGCAGCTAATATAGTTTCGAGACTATTTAGATCGTCGACCATTCCGTCTACTGGAAAAATAACACTAGCAATAAAATCTTTATCCTTATAGGGTCCTGCAATTACAGCATCAGATTGTGTTTTTAACCACCCTGGCGCACCGTTAGCACGCGGCTGACTACTCCTAATTACTCTTAGTAAGCCTTTCGGACTCCACTTC